TATAGTCGGCAGCCCGGCCCGAGTTGGCACAGGACCGGGCCACCTCGCACAACGAAGGATCATCTTCGCCATGCAGCCACAGACTAACGAACCCGTCTACCGCCTCGTCGTCGCCGCGGTCTTCATGCTGCTCGGGTTCGGCGGAGGCGTGTTCTTCACCACCCACGACTACGTAATCGGCGCACTCTTTCTCGGGTTTGGCGCGCTGCTCGCCCTCACCTCACCTCGCCTGATCAGGTCCCGATAACGGTGGTGCGCATCGTGCACAGGCTCAGGCATGACCACCGCACCGGACAACCAGCCGAACAAGCGAACGCAGACGCCGGAAGACGCCATGGCCCGTATCGCCGGCGTGCCGCGGACCGCTGAGGAGTCCCAGGCTGACCGCGAGGCGCTCGAGCAGGAGCGCATCGTCCAGGCGCAGAAGATGGGCGGCACCTACCAGGGTCACGCTGAGACGGAGCGCGGCACGTCGCCCGCGCCACCGAAGACGACCAGCGCTAGCAGCAAGAGCCCGAGCAGCGACACGCCGAAGACTACCGACTGAACGCGTAGTCCGTTCGATAGGTCCGCGTGTCGAGCGCGGCCGCGGCCCAGGCCAGCGCCAGGGCCATCACCGTGTCGTCGTGCTGTCCCGACGGCGCGCCGTACCGCAGCATGCCGCTGGGTAACCGTTCGACCTCGTAGGCCTGCAGCTCGCTGGTCTGCACCGCGTCGTCGAGCAGGCTCAGGCTGCCGTCCTCGATCGCCACGCTCAAACTCTGGACCACCGCGGCCTTCGTCGCGTTGGTCGACCACCACGCCTGGATCGGCAGCGGCCGCCGACTGTCGCCGTACAGGCGCCCATAGCCCTGCTGCAGGCGCTCAACGAGCGGCTGGCCCAGCGCGTTGGCCTCGGCCAGGATGACGCGCGGCTTGTACAGGTCGGCCCAGCGGTGCAAGCGCTCGGTCTGGAACTCGAAGTCGATCTGGGTGAAGCGGTCCATGGCGACCTGCTCGTAGGTACTGGCGTCGACGACGCTGAAGACGGTGAAGTCGTTCGAGCGGGCCCAGTCGCAGCCGATGACGTACGTATGCCCACGCTGCGGGGGTGACGGCTCGAGGCGCGCCGCGGCCTGCACACCGCGAAACACGCCCGAGCCCTCGACCTCCAGGAACTGGGCCAGGAATTCCTGGGCGTACACGCGCTCGGGCATGGCGCGGCGCGCGGCCTCCAGCTCCTCGGGCTTGATGTATGGCGACGCCGACGACGGCATCTGCCACGAGCGCCACTCAGGCTCGAGGTCGTCCTGGCCGAGCTGGTACAGGCGGTGGAAGAAGTTCAGCCCCTTGGGCGTGGACAAAAACCACGCGCCGCCCTCGAGCACGCTCAGCGTCGGCCGCAGGCTGGCCTGCCACACGTCCTCCAGGTTGCGCACCATGGCCGCCTCGTCGACGACGATCAGCCCGTAGCGCCGACCGCGGCCGGCGTCCTCGTCGTCGAGCGACCAGCAGTCCACGCTGCCGCCGCCACGCAGGTCGAGGTGGTGCTGCTGCTCGGATTTGCCCGTGGTGACCGGCTCGAGCGCCAGGCGCAGCGCGCGCCACACCTGCTCGAGGTACTTGTACGTCGGCGCGAACCAGGCGGTGGGCCGTCCGTCGGCCGCGGCGCGGGCGAGGCGGTCGATGCCGAGGGTGGTCTTGCCGATCTGGCGTCCGCAGGCCGCGACGTTGAAGCGCTTGGCCTCACGGATCATCGTCTGCTGCGCCGGGTGCGGCGTCGGCAGGTCCAGCGAGCTCGGACTGCTCTGTGTCGGCGACGGGGCGGAATCCTGCGAGAAGTCGAATGAGCGTGTCCCGCTCGGTCCCCAGTAGCGCGGCAAGGTCTCCGGCGGATTGCCCCTGAACGTAGGCAGCGGAGGCGGTCGCTTGAAGCTGAGCGCGAATCGTCGTGATGTGCTCGGCGACGAGGTCAAAGATCATGGCCTCCAGCACTTCGGGACTGCGCTCGCGCGTTGTCCGAACCGTCCGAATCTCTTCGGATTGGAGCCACTCGGAGACGGTCTGCTTGCGGAGTCCGAAACGTTGCGCCACCTGAGCAACGGTCGCCCCGGCAATGACCGCGGCGACGGCCTGGGCGCGCAGCTCGGGCGAGTGTGGTACGCCACGCGGCATTAGGCATGGACCCGGCTGGGCGCCCGGCTGGGCGCCAGAACGTGGACCCGGCTGGGCGCCAGAACGCGCCGACGGCGCCACACTTCGCGCAGCAACTTCGAGCGATCTTCGCGCACACTTTCGCGATCGAACCGCACACGGTCGGCACGCACATATTGGCCCTCGGACTCGAAGATTGAAGCGAGCCGATCCAGTCGGACGAGCTCCACGGCCAGCGCGTGGCAGCGTTCGCGGGCCGCAAGGTACCAGTCGGCGCTGAGGGTGGTGGTCATCGCGGTTGCTGACCGATGCGTGCGACCTCGGCGGCGATTTGCTCGGGTGTCGGACGCTCACGCTCCATCCGCTCGAGCTCGGCGCGCACCTCCGGCGGCACGGTGTCGGAGGCCTCGAAAACGCGATGCAAACCACGGCCTCCGCGGCGGCGCGCCGGAGGCGTCTGCACGGGCTCGCCGACGACGAGCTGGCAGTCGTGATTTTCGACCTCGGCGACGGGCATTGAGCGTTCGCAGCGTGGGCAACGGGCCGTGAGCAGACTCACTTCGCCCTGGCCGTTGGGGGTGCCGCGGTGCTGCCCCGGGGCGATCTCCTCCCACTGCGGCGGGATGTTCGGAGCGGACGCGGTGGGCGGAGCCCCTTGAGCGTCCGCGTCCAGGCCATCCGCGACGTCCGGCGGCAAAGGGGTTTGGGGTTGGTCCGGTAAGGACGCTTCGCGTCCTGTCGGTAGGTCCGGTTGGTGGCGTGCGCGCGTAGGGGATGCGCCGCCGGCGCGTCCGGGCGGCCCTTCCGGACGTCCGGCCGGCGCATCGTCTTCCGTCCGGCCGGCGCGTCCGGTTTTCTTCCGCCACTCCTCCTTGCGCTGGTTCTCTTTTTCGTAGCGTTGGATCCGTCGCACGGCGTACTCGTCCCAGTCGTGCACCAGGTAACCGTCCACTCCGGCCAGGACTTCCAGAAAGCCAGCCTCAACCAGTCCACTCCAGAACTTCTGGGGCCGACCATGCCACTCGCACGCGGTCACCACCTGCGGAAAGAACGCCGAGCGGATGACGCCGTCCGGCGCGTACTCCAACGTCCACCACCACAACTCGTGCAGGTGGCCGAGCACGCATGGCTTGCGGTCACTCCACGCCGCGGCGAGCGCGACCGTCTTGGGATGATCTCGCAGCCCGCGGTGCGACTCGATCCAGTCGAACGCCACCCGTCAGCTAGACGTGCTCGCTCGAGCGTGTGCCGTGGCGACGGCGCCCATTCGACGGGATAGCCACCGGTTCCTCCAGGTCGGCGTCCACCTCATCGGCTAAGTGGCCGTTCGATCGGTCCTCGGTGTCCTCCGCTTCGAACAACGGGCCCATCGAGGCGGTGGCCTCCGACAAATTGACGACCAGGTCCTCGCCCAGCTGGCTGAAGAGCCAGTCCGTGGGAACGTCATGCGCCTCCAGATTGAGCCGCACGACGGTGCGCACATCGTCCGCGCGTGAGGGCGTTCCGCGCACCGCGGCGAGCCGAGCTTTGAATTGCATCAGTTGGAGTCCTTTCTCGGTCTGTCTCTGCACGTCCGCCAGTGGCTCGTGCCGGTCCTGGTGCCGTCGGGCTTGATATCGAATGGACACCGCCGGTTGTTGGCACGCGTGTAGCCCCACCAGATCGGGGCCTTGCACATGGGCTGGGCGCATACAGCAGTGCGGGCCGCCACCGGCAGCAGCAGCTCGCGCGCGTCGTCGGGGTACACCCTCCACGCATATTCGCGCTGCGTCTCTCCCTCAAGTGCTGGCGGCTTTGGCACGCTCGGCCCTCTGTTTTCTCCACAAACGGATCAGGTCCGGGTCGCTGTCGCGCATGAGCTCCTCGAGCGTCTCGAAGCTCACCACCTCCATGTCGGTGAGTTGCTTGACACCATTGACGCTGCGCACGCCGTTCCACACGCCGAAGCGATCCGTGGGCGCGGTCGTCGCCGTCAACGGCAAATGCTCCAGGTCGTCGTACAACTCCACCAGCCACCAACGGCTCACGAGGCGACGATGCCCTCTTCCGCCTGGCGCACGCGCCGCTCGAGGTCCTCGACCGCAGCGAGTGCGTCTGTGTCACTCACCGACTGGCTGATGGGCTCGTACTCGACGCCCAGGTCACGCGCCTTCCCCGTCAGCAGTCCCCAGCGCTCCCGCAGTTGCGCACGACTGAGCTGCGCCACTGTCTCGTCGCGCGCCTGGGCCGCGGCGTGCGCCTGCTCGACGATCGCCGCGGCGCGCGGGTCCTGGACCACCTCGCCGGTGCGGGTGTCGACCGCGTAGACGCTCTCACCGAGCATGCGCGTGTACTCGTCCGCCTGGGCCATGGTCTGGGCTGCTGACGCGCGCTCGACCACGACCGGGCCCGTCGGCTGCTCGCCCTCGTCGACGTCCGCGAGCCCACCCGTCTCGGACGGGAACGCACGCCGCAACGCCTGTCGTTCGGCGGCTATGGAAAGCATGCTGCGCGGCCGAGCGCGCCACATCCGACCGCGGGGTCCGACGCCCGGGTAGCACTCGTCCATGAACGCCACGCCCTCGAACGCGCCCACGCGACCGCCATTGTTGGCAAACACCGTGACCACGCACTTCGCGGGTACCGGCTTGGTCGCGCCGCGATCGTCGACGCGCATGTCGTAGACGTCAGAAAAGCGTGGCTCACCCGCGCCGACGTAGCGTCCGGTCTTGACGGCGATGGTGCGCAGCCCGTCGATTCCGATGTGCAGGGATGGACCGCTGCTCTCGCCCCCAAAACGCTCGTAATAGACCTGCTTGAGGAGCGCGTCGAGCCCACGCCGACGCA